GTCCTTCTGCCAGTCGCGCAAGATTAGTGGCGTACCGGCTAAGCCTGCGATTGAGTCCTTGGTGATAATCCCAAACGCCTGAATAAATTCAATTGCAAGGTCGCCCTTGCCTGCAAGAATCTCCTCTTCCGGAATTGGGGTTAGCCAAGTAGGGGGCCAAGTCTTAGCCATTCTTTTCCATCAGTTCTTGCAACTTAGACTTCGCCTTGATTTCGGCTAGGCCCAAACGCGACCTGTCGCTTGGGGTGAAGCCAAGCAAGCTTAGGTTTGCGGCAATGGCCCTCTCTACCTCGACAAGTCTCATCAAAAGGTTTTTGTCAGTGGGGTTAGAACGCCATAAATTTGAAAGGTGATTGCGTCGGTCAAGTTGCTCGCAGGTCACTTGAAGAAGGTGAACGTCAGTGCGACGACTCACCCAAAGCTCGCCCTCTTTGAATACTGAGTCCCATAGTTGCGTGCCGGCTTCTTCGAGTGGGCGAAGCGGTTCAATCCAGCCACCTTCAAGCGGAAATGTTTCTGCAATCTTTGGCATCGCTCGCTTACCCGGATTGCCAAGCAATCTTTTTTGCTCAAGGGGTTTAGGGGGGTTCGCCATTTCTAACCTGCCAAATCTTCTAGTTCAAGCCTACTCAGGCCAGCCTTAACTTTTGTTTTGCCACTAACGGTGAGGTAGCGTCCGTTCCCGTAAACCTCAATCTTCAGCCCATTGCGTTCAAACTTTCGACCTTGTTCGACGTGACCCAGACCCCAAATGTGAACACCCTTACCAGAAGGCGAAATTTCAACAAACGTTTTTGGCAGTGAGTCGATTAGTGCTTGTGCTTCTGAGTTCACTACTCCGCCTTCCACGCAATCGTCAAGGTCTATGCAGACAATCCCGTCTCCGTTTAGTACAAACCCAATGCCGTCGCCTTTAGTGCAATTGCGAGCATCCTCAAACGTTGCCCATTGTGCGTCGTCATGAATTGACAAGAAGTAACCCCCAAGAGCTAGAGGACGCTTGTCCTTGTGTCGAATCCACCTGTCGCAATCCTTTAGCTCCTCAGGCACAAAAAATCTTTTCTCCTGTCGGTGTGAAGCAACTCGGCAACGAGTTCCGCAAAAGCGAGGCACGCGACCGCGTGCTGGTTTGTCGAGCAACGCTCCGCAAATCTCGCAACTAATCATGAGGCTAAGTCTAATGTAACGATAAATGAAATGGGCGCAGTTAGATAACAAAAAAGTAACAACTGCATAAATGTAACGATAAAAAACAAAAAGCCCTAGAATGGCTCACAAATGAGTTTCAGCTATTTAGACATCTCGCTTAGGCCGGTGCAAAGGCTCAAGCCGTTAGAACGCGTTCTACGGCCTCTCAGACCAAACCCTGCCAACTGCGGATAGGTGCGCAAGACTTGGTTGAGGGGTGTACGGCGCGGAAAAGTCGGGTATTTGCCCCACCCCCGGGATAACGCCCCTGTACTACTGCTCATAGCTCATAGTGGTTTCGCACCTCGACGCTGGTTACATAGACGGTGGGCAGGAGCCAGAGGAGAGTCCGGATTATTCGGTAGCAGGTGGTCAGCCTCTATCCGGTCACCCTCGACGAACGGTTTACTACAAACGTGGCAATGCGTCGCAGTCTCACGCAAGAGCTTCGCGGCTTTTCGATAATCTGAATTGTAGAGTTGCGACTTGGCCCTCACCCTACCGGGCCTATCGGCGTTGTGGTTATTTCTTTTCTGTCGGTATTCGCGCTCGTGTACTTCGCACCGTGACGCCCCCTTGGTCAAAGTTCCGCAGACGCTACAAGGCTGGGGGAACTTACTCATTAGAAGCGAAGCCTTTACCAATGAAACTAACTGAAGCAATGTCAAGCATTCTCTTCATAGGAGAGTCGCAGTCGTGGCAGAGGGGGGTGGTGTCTCTCATGCCTATTGTCCGGAAGACTTCATGCTCCCCTTGGCACTTTTGATTTTGACACTTGTATCTATACAGTGGCATGGCCTACCCCATTTCAAGTTTCTTCATTATGTCTTGCAACCTAACGAGTCTGCCCTTGGAGGCGTTGGTGTCTGGGTTGATGCGTGACTGCCTGACCTCGCGTGGGTTGGTCTCGCGTATTACTTCTTTGAGTAGGTCAGTCTCGAGCATGAGGAATCCCCTGCCGGTCGGTGAGGCAATGCACCAGTACTCAGCCTCAGTGATGTTGATGCCTGATTGCTTTATGTCCGACTGGTCCTCGCGGTGGTACTGCCATGTCTCTATGTAGACGTTACCGGTCTCGGGTATCCGGTAGTCAGTCTTGACCTCTATCTTCTTTCCTTGCAACTTACCCAGTACGGTGTTGACTAGGTCCTCGCCCACCTTGCCCCGAGCGAAGTCGATGTCAAAGTGTGGGCTGGTCATTTCAAGTCACCGCCTATGACGCAGAGGTCGCGCCTTGGGTCGTACCCTTCACCGACAACCATGGACACGATGCCGGTTGGTGTGTTGGCTCCCATCCCAGTTCGGTCGGCGTACCAGAAGCTACCACCGTCCATCGCTGGAATCTGTACCCAGAGTCGATGATTGAAGTTGCGTACCGCGTAGTGATGGTAGTGGGCAGAGAGGATGACGTCACTTCTACCGACGGCAGAGTCGGAGAGTGCCTGTCCGCTAATCCACTTCAACGGGTCGCGCATCTGGTGGCCGTGTACGAATCCGACGGTTGTGCCGGAGAGGTTTACTGCGAGCGTCGAGTTGTCGCGCTCTGGGAAGCGACCAGTGACGTGTTGCAGGTCTGGGTTCTCATTACAAATATCTAGCACTTGCTGGACAATCTCTACCTGAAAGCTGTCTATTGGGTCGGTGATTAGTTGCCGGTGTGACTCGTCGTGGTTACCGGGAACGACTGGAATGATTAGTTCGTTCGTCAGTGGTGCGAACGCCTTGACCCACTCAAGAAGAATGCGTCGACCAACACGAATCTGCGCCGTGAGGTCTAGGTCAATCCGGCCAGCAATCTTTCCGCCCTGACTAACTACGCCCTCAATGCAGTCACCCATCTGAGGTAATGCAATGGGACCTACCCCCCTCTTTTTTATTTCTTGCTGTCTAAGGAGGGATTGCTCAAGCGCGTACCTGACACGGCGTACCGTGCCTTCGGTTCCGTCACCGGCGTCCTTACCCCACTGCGTGTCGCCTATTGCATAGACGGCGGTTAGGTCTCCGGTCGCTGGCTTGGCCGCCTTGGGTGGTCGCCACTTACGAATCTCCTTCTCCAGCTCTGAGGCGTCGAGCATCTGCGCTCGGGCCGTGGCTGGCTTGAGGTTTACCCGGTAGGAGTTGAGCCACTCACCGCTCCGGCCACCTTCCCACTTTGAGCGACGAACCGAGACGACAATCCAGTCGGCAGGGTTTAGGTCGAACTCGGCAAGAAGGTCGTCGGAGTTGGTTACCTCTTCCCTTCGAGGGGTCGAGACAAAGAAGCCACCGTCGGCGTCCAGTTCGAGTTGTGGTCGCCATGATTCTTTGGGCGGTCGGTCTTGCTTGTCACTGCCTTGCTTGTTTAGCGCGTTTAGGTCTTCGAGCATCCCTCAAGCCTACCCTCGGTAGCAAGCGCAACCCTTATTGCGATGCTTGCTAATCGTCGTGTCGGCGATGCTTAGTCCTCGCAAACGTAAAGCGGTAGAGAGAGTTCTGGCTCCCCAATTTCGGTCGTCGACTGCGTCCATGAGGATTGTGCGGTCGCTCTCCTCAAGCGTCCTCGCTACGTCAGCGACTTTGCAATAAACGGATTTATTCTTTGGAGGTTCCAGTCCTTCTAGCATTATTCTCCTATGGCTAGGTTATTCTCGTCTGCCAGAAGCTTCTGGACGACTTCGATAAGTGCAGGGTGGTTACCCGAGCCAAGGCCAGCCTTGTCGGATAAGAAGATGGCTAGGTCCTTACGAATGACCTCAAGGTCTTGCGACCAAACAAGCTGGTCGTCGTCGAGCAACGCCGCGGCTTGCTTGAAGTCTGCGTAGAGACGTTCGTTAGTTCTTTTGGTCAGCGGTCTTTGCATTGCGCTTCTCCTCGTCATACTCTATGTAATCACGCAGGTCTGACAAGTAAACGTACGGGCCGTTCTTGTATTCCATGGACGCCTCTTGAGCCAGCTTGAGGATGCTTAGTCTTTCGTCTGTCCTTCCTTGCCGGTAAGCAAGAAGCCCTGCTCGAGCGATTAGGTCGTGTAGGTCACTCATCGTCTTCCACCTCGTCTGCTACTTGTGTAATCGGTTCTAGTGGAACGTTGACCCCGTGCATCCTCTCGACTCTTAGGTGCTTGGCTAGGCTACGAATCTTCTCGACCCGAAACCCTGACCAACGCTTAGTGTCTGTCTCGACAATTGGAGCGGCCATGAGTCCCATCTCTTTGAAGCGTTCGACTGCCTTCGCAGACTTGTCTAGTCGTCTAACTTGGTACTGAATCCCTTCTTGGTCCATGACACGTTTGGTCTGCATACACTGG